TCAGGTGATAGAGCCAGTGCTGTGGGCAACGCCGAGCGCGAGCAGCGGGGAACCGCCAAAGCGAGACGATTGGACGTGGACAGGTCTGTATTGGATAGATCACAAGGGCGAGAAGAAACAGACGCGACTGAAGGGTCAAGCGCAGATGTATCCAACCCCGACAGCGAGGGACTTCAAAGACAGTCCAAACCAAAAGGATCGAGGCAAAAGGGACGACAGCAAATTGGCGATGAGGGTTTACCGTGGGGAAAAAGCAAGTTCTGGGAGCCTGAACCCGCAGTGGGTCGAGTGGCTAATGGGGTACCCGGTCGGGTACACAGACTTAAACAATTAGGCAATAGCATCGTGCCGCAAGTGGCGGCGCGGATATTGTGGGCTATCAAGGAGGCGCACAATGGCTAGGCCAATGTATGAGACAGCCGCCGACCTCGACAATGAGCAGCGCGTGGCTAACCTATTGTCAGGCTCCGGCTATGATATGTATAAGCTGCCAATGCGCTACGAGCTGGACTTTGCCATTCACGACCGTAAAGACGGCAACAGCATATGCGGCTTTGCTGAGGTGAAGGCGCGCAAGGTAATGCACGACGCATACCCGACGGTTATGATTAGTCTCAGCAAGGTTCTGAAGGCTAAGCAGTTGACAGATAGCACTGGTTTAAAGTGTTATCTATTGCTTCTCTATCTGGACTGCCTCGCAAAGATAGACTTTGCGGCGGAGTTTACGATAGCGAAGGGTGGCAGAGCAGACCGGGGCGATCCACAAGACGCCGACGTCTGTGCCTTCTACCAATTGAGCGACCTGAAAATCATCAGGTCTTGGAAAGAGTAAACGTTGACGTTAAGGAGTTAAAACGTTATGGCGCTAGGATTTAGCACAGAAAGCCGTGGCAGCGGTGATATTCTGCCAATCGTGAAGTTCGATGCAAAGGGCGGCGACTGGATCGCTCAGGATCGAGTACAAGGTGCAGACGGCACTTGGGGTAAGCAAGAGAACGAGCTTGCCACGCCGTTCAAGTTTGTGGCGGATATGGCGGCAATGCAGGTGGGTTACCTGTCATTTGCGTCAGGCGCACCAGACTTTCATATGGTGAATATTGGCGAGCCTATGCCAGCCAAGCCAAGTGACGAGCATAAGCAGGCGGTTCGCTTCCGCGTCTTGATCCAAGGCGAGGCAGGCCCGCGCGAGTTTAGCCATTCAGCCAAGACAGTGTTACGCGTCATCGACGCGCTGCATGACGAGTTCGAGGCTGAGAGGCACGCAAATGCAGGCAAGGTGCCGGTCATTGAGGCTGGCACACCTGAGACAGTGAAGGTGCAATCGCCGCAAGGTGAGCTGCGCTTTAAAGCGCCAAAGCTGACAATCGTGGGCTGGACTGACCGTCCGGCTGCGATTGACGGCGCGGCGCAAAACGAACCCGCACCGGAGATGGTCGCGCCGCCAGTGGCGTCGGTGTCTCCTGCAGCCACGGCAGGCGCAGACCTGTTCTAGTGCGGTTAGGTGGGCGGCGCTTTGCCCCTTGTGCGTCGCCCACCGTCCTACAAGGGCAAAGGGGTGAGGGTTATTAGATGACAAACATAGCAGCACACGCTGAAGCAGTCGCAAAGGCTTATTGGGGTGAGCCTGCGGTCAGGCGCGGTCACATATTGCGCTGGGGTACGCACGGCTCGAAAGAGCTGGACTTGCGTAAAGGCACTTGGTTTGACTTCGAGAACAACGAGGGCGGCGGGGTCGTCGACCTTGTGCGTAAGAACGAGGGCGCGACAATCCTAGGCAGTATTCCAGACATTCTCGAAAAGAAATTCGGTATTCAAAAGCAGGCGCAAGTCAGCCTGCAACCGGCGCGGTTTATGAGCGCCTGCTACGATTACATAGATGAACACGGCGAGGTGCAATATCAGGTGCGCCGGTACGAGCCAAAGACGTTTCGCCAATGCCGCCCAGACGGTAAGGGCGGTTGGCTCTACAATATGGATGGCGTCGAGGCTTTGCCGTATAATCTGCACCAAATCCTAGCGCGGCCAGACGAGCCGGTGTTTATCGTGGAAGGCGAAAAGGCGGCAGAAAAAGTAGCCACAATAGGCCTTTTAGCTACTACCAGCCACGGCGGGGCTAAGAAGTGGCAGCCAGTGCTAAATAAGTGGTTCGAGGGGCGTAACGTTATCGTCCTGCCAGATAACGACGAGGCGGGTAAGGCACATGCTGATATGGTCGTCGCTAACCTGTTCGGCGTGGCTAACCGCATAAAGCGCGTGGAGCTGCCCAACCTACCGGACAAGGGCGATATCGTCGACTGGCTGGTCAGCAACGACAGAGACGCGCTAATGGGCGCTGTAAAGGCGACGCCAGTTATCGAGGCTGCCCCTGAGCCAGTCGTTGAGGCAGAGGATTATAACAACGATAATAATCAAGGCGATTACTTCGAGTTCGTCGACGAGCAGTACCTCATTAACATGCCGCCGGTAAGCTGGGCGGTTGGCGAGGGCGACGTCGGGCTGATTACGGCGCACGGCCTGAGTATGATTTACGGCGCACCCGGTAGCGGCAAGAGCTTCATTACGCTCGATATGGCGCTCTGTCAGGCTCACGGCATCGAGTGGCAGGGTATGCCAACAAAGCAGGGCGACGTGCTTTACATCGCCGGTGAGGGCGTTGGCGGTATGGGTAAACGCATTAAGGCGTGGAAGATGTCGCACAAGCTGGGGATTAGCGGGCATTTCCATATGCTGCCAATCGCGGTCAATTTCCGCGATCAGGCCGACATAGAGAAGCTGGTACGCTCGATTGAGCGTTTAGACCGCAAGTGGACGTGTATATATGTCGACACATTAGCCAGAGCGCTCTTGGGGGCTGACGAAAACAGCTCGCAAGAGGCTGGCTTAGCGGTCGCGGCGGCTGACGCACTGAAGCATAAGTTCGAGTGTGCGGTCGTGTTTGTTCACCATTCGGGCAAAAATTCTGAGCGCGGGGCAAGAGGCTCGTCGGCCATTCTAGGGGCAGTAGACGCTTCGATTGCGATTACAAAGGACGAGAACCTTGTGACGATGTCCGTTCAAAAGCAAAAAGACGCCGAGCCTATCGACGATATTACGTTGGAAATGACGCAAATTGCGTCGCCAAACGGTAGCTCAATCGTGTTACAGCGCACCGATGAACAGAAAAAGAGCGCGCCAAAGAAGGATATAAATATGCAATTAGCGCTCGAAAGCCTGCAAGATTACATCATAAAAATGGAAAATAAGCGGCCAAATTACCGTGCTTGGTGTGCCTATCATGCCGAAAAAACGCCCGATCACACGCGACAAGAGCAGTCTAAAGCGCGGAAGGATTTGCAAGCCGCAAGGATAATAGCTATCGACGATAATAAGGTATGGATTGTTAGTGAAAACAAATAGATAGGTCAAATTTGTCGCGTCGCCGACAAATGTCGCACCGAAAACCGACAATCGTCGGTCGCACCCCCCACACTAGGGGGTGCGATGCGACCGACAAGTTTATGGACAAGAGACAGGGGATATAGAAATGGTGGCTAAAAAGACGAGGGGTAAACCAAAACCAGACAAGGTTTACTATGCGCCTAATCAGGCGGCGATGAGGCGGATGCAACAGGCGCTGCACAGGTACGATGATGTCGTGTCGGATATGGAGCGTCGGTGGGGTGTAGATAGGCTGGTGTGGTTAGTGCCGGTAGATTTGCGTGACAGGTTCGAGGCGCAGATGGATAAGCTTAACGCCGCCATCGACAAGTGCGACGGCGTAGAGCATGAGGTCGAGGTGACGCTGCGCGGTGTGGCGGCGCTAGAGCAGGCAGCTATCGCCGCTGGCGTAAAGCCGCTGACCGGCGAGTGGGTAGAGGGTAGGATGCCAGACGGAACGACGCTGGCTATCGTGCCGACGGATTACGAGGTGGCGAAGGTCAAACGTGATAACCGCGAGATGCAGGTTTACAGCGTGGACGAGATTGGGCGTATTCTGGGTGACTGGCACGCCAGTAAGATGGTAGAACAGGTGAAGGACGTATTTGCCGGCGCTACGGTCGAAAAGGTGAAGACGAAGCTGGAGACAACGCTAAACGACGAGATACCGTTCTGATGGATTACGATAACGAGCGTGAGGATATTCTAAAGGATCGCGAGTATATGCTGCTCGGCGTGTCAACGTGGATCGACGTGCGTACATTGACGGTGAACGTGCAGCGAACTAAAACCGGCGTGAAGGTGGATATATGGCCGCGTGAGCTATTGCGCGGGTATGATCCGATTGCTAGTGTAGAGGTTCCTTTTCCTGAGGGTAGTAGCGATGATTGAACAGGGCGACGGAAGCTGGGAAATGCGGCTATCGAAGCAACGCTGCCCGCGTTGCTACTCGCTGCTGACGTACAAGGGCGAAGATTTAACAAAGCGCCGGTATGAGTGCGTAGTGTGTAATTTGAAAGTAATTGACGTAAAGGGTGAAGAGAATGAATAGAGCTGAGGTTCTGGATACAGCGAAAGAATATGTGACCAAGGATCGCGCCGCCGATCACGGTAATATGGAAGATAACTTCAATACCATTGCGCGTTACTGGTCTGAGCATTTGGGTCATAAGGTATCGGCTAACGATGTCGGTATTATGATGTCGCTGCTCAAGCACGCCAGAATGAAGAGCAATCCGTATCACACCGACAACTATGTTGACGCGGCTGGCTATGTGGCGTGCGCCGCAGAGTGCGTGGACGTTGATGGGTAAGGTGCTGGATATCAATAAGGATAGGCATTTTGTGCAGTTCTTCACAGAGCCGGTGGACTGCGAGTGGTGCGAACAAGAGACGCACGGATATGTTTTTGAGCGTATGCAATCAATCATATGCTCGAAATGCCGCCAGCCTTTGCTGGTGATCGAAGACAAGCCGACGTTTGTTTTAACATTGGAGCCAGACGACGATGTCAGCTAAAATACCCGAAGAGGTATGGGTCGAGTTTCTGACTAGGGTGACAAGTGGTCGCTCCGGTCAATCCGTCTGCAAAGACAAGGATATGCCGAGTTGGGGTGCAACTTGGAACAAGATATACAACGATAAGGACTTTGAGAGGCGCTACATGAGCGCCTTAGCGTCGCGTGGTATGATCTATGCAGATCAGCTAGACGAGATCAATAGGCGCGTCCTAAGCGGCGAAATAGACCCGCAATCGGCAAGGCTTGTCGCTGACAACTACAAGTGGACGGCGGCTAGGCTTTTGCCAAAGGTTTATGGAGATAAGCAGCAAGTCGACGTGACGCATGAGGCTGGTGGGTCGTACCTTGAGCTGCTTCAACAGGTGAACAATGCGGCTAAACTAAAGCACGTTCAGGTGGTCGAACATCAAGAGAAAGACACAACTGACGCACTACACGCGCGCGAAATCAACCGGATTTCGGTTAACAACGATATGCCTAAAAAACAGGCAAACAGGCAGAAAAAAGGCAAAAAGTTATCCACAGGCAGCTAAGTCATTGTATTTGCACGATACGCGTTGCGCATAATTAACGTTATGCGACATTTCTGCAAAATATGTGGAAAGTTAACCCAAAATCAGTTAACCCCCCCCCTTTCGCGTGCGGGCGGGGGCGGGAAGAAAAATATAGACCCCTTACCACCCACCCCCCTTCGGAGATATACGCATGACTGACACCCACGCCACCGTCGAAGCTATAGCCGCATTA